AAATACACAGTACAGGATTTCAGGGATGACCCAACACTGAGGCCGATAGTTACAAAGCAGCACGAAGCAATTCTGGCTAAAGAACAACAGGATTTAGCTGATCTCTGGAATACTAGAAGAAACACTCACAAGTATGACAGTGTCGCAAATACGTTACGCAGCAATATAGATTATTTTTATAGTCGAACAGACGGTACGTATTTGTTTCCGAATAGCGCTGAAGGCGATTTATTAAAGTCTGTATTGAGACTACTTGATGCAGAAAAACGTTGACCCTTTCCTGAAAATCCGTGACATATCATAGATTATGTGGTATAATATATTATAAATTCAAATGAGGCATTAAAATGAAAGACAACATCACATATAGTGAAACTTTTTACTCGGGTCAAGGTGAAGGTCATTTTATTGGGGAACCATCTTTATGGGTTCGCTTTTTCTTGTGTAATCTTCAATGTGATGGATTTGGTCAGGATCATCCTACCAAGCCAGATACTTGGGATCTCCCTTACGAAACAGTAGACATTTCACATATCAAGGTTGTTGAAGACCTTCCTGTATTCGAGAAAGGATGCGATTCAAGTTACACGTGGGCAAAGAAGTTCAAACATTTAATGCGCACGAAAGACGTTTCAGGTTTAGTTGATGAACTCGAAGCATTATTGCCCGGCGGTAAGTTTAAGCATCCTGTTACTGGTCTTGAGTCACATATGTGCTTTACCGGTGGCGAGCCAATGCTTAACCAAGAAGCGATTGTTGCGATTATGAAAGAATTTGAGATTCGGGATAATTTGCCAAAGTTCGTGACTATTGAGACAAACGGAACGCGAAAACTCAAGCCAATCTTGAAAGAGTATATCACAGAATATGTCCAGATGGAACATGGAGATATGGGGAGGAGTTATCAATGGTTATGGTCTATCTCTCCGAAGTTGTGGTCAACTGCTGGTGAGAAGGCAAAGAAGGCTATCAAGCCTGAAGTCATTGCTTCTTATATCAACGCGGCAGATTATATGTGGTGTAATACTCAATTGAAATTTGTTGTTAATGGTTCTCAAGAATCATGGGACGAGGTTGCAGATATTGAAAAGCAGGTGCATGACTTAATTTCAGAACTTGATCCTGATTGTTATGCATGGCCCGTTACTTGGATCATGGGTGTTGGTGGAACCTTAGAAGGGTTGAAAGTGACAGAAGCGACAATCGCCAATGAATGCTTGCAACGCGGATACAGATACACTTCACGCGTACACGTTCATATCTATGGAAATCAGATCGGAACTTAATTGCTCTAGCGCAAGTTTTTAAAAATGATAAATAAGGGCACGGGATAGGATGAATCCCATCTGCTGAGAGTTCTTGGTGGTGTGTAAATGGTTCGTAACTGGTCAATCATCCAAAGTTACCGAAATAATAGATAGCACATCTGTTGGCCTAAATTGTAGGCAACATGCTTCCTCTATCGCGCTATACAGCAGCGCGTAGGCGTCACAGTAGCTGTTTCGATATTATGGAGAAAAATATGATCAGTGAAAAATTAGAAGTGACATTACATTATCTAAACCGATATGGTGGTGTTGACGCTATTACATTGTATGATGTATCTCCATCAAAACTTATGGAGTTAAAGGCCGATTCAAGTTGGATAGCCCTCCACCGTACTGAAGGTCTGATTACTTGTTGGGAACCGTTCCGACATGAAGCTCCTGAAATAATTCAGATGATTATGGATCATTATACAGAATTGGAGAAGATTCGATGGGAAGAAATATGTATCGAATATGATGCAGGGACATTGCCTATAGAATATTATAAATCACGTGACATTAACACATAAGTGTGTTATAATAGTTATTAAATCAGAGAAGAGAGGAATATTATGAGTTGGGAAATTGACAAAAAGTTTTACTTGGAATATGGCCATCGTGTATGGTCCCAAGAATTAAATCATGAGTTATGTGCGATTGGCGATACTGCATGCGCTTGCAGGCATCTACATGGCCATTCTGGAATGCTTCGTGTATTCTTGAAAGGTGATGATCTAACTCGTGGCATGGTAACTGACTTTAAACATTTAGGATGGATGAAGGATTTTATCGACAAATATTTGGACCATAAGATGATGATCGACATGTCAGATCCTGGCTTTGAAAGTATTGTTGGCTATGAACTATCACCATCAGTAAAAGGATCAAGCCCATTCCTTTTTAAAAATGGAGTAGTAATCAATCTTGTAAAAGCGCCTTTTGATTCAGGTTGGATTCCTGACATGACGGATTTGCCTCTCATGTCCGAACACGAGCATGAGTTGATTGAAGGGTTTTTCTTTGTTAATTTCTTACCAACCTCAGAAAATCTCGCCAAGTATATTTTTGATATTGCTACGAAAGTAATGAAGGGCACAGCTACTGTTTCTAGAGTAGAATGGAATGAAACTCCTAAGTCGCGTGCAATTTATTCAGCATAAACAATAAGATTTTCCAGTGATTGTACCTAATGGGTTTTCCACTGGCCAAAGGTTTGTCGGTCCTTTGTCCTCTCCACCGACTTTAAATTAAATCTGAAGAGGAAATAAAAATGAAAAATGATCCAGTACTAGGCCGAAAAGTAAATCAATATCTTGAAGATATGGGTGTACAGACGCCATTAAATTATGAACAACTAGTTCGTTCTGATGAAGGTAAGATGGAATTGATTCGTGAACAAATGTTTACAATCATGTCTGTTCTAGGCCTAGATATGAAAGATGATTCTTTATGTGATACGCCAATGCGTGTTGCCAAAATGTATGTGAAGGAAATCTTCTCCGGATTGACGGATGAAACATTTCCAAAATGCACTACCGTAGACAACAAATTTTGTCATGGTGATGAATTTGTAATGGAGAAGGATATCACTTTATATTCTGACTGCGAGCATCACATTCGTCCAATTATCGGTAAGGTTCATATCGCATATATCCCAAACAAGAAGGTCTTAGGATTGTCAAAGTTGAATCGAGTATCTCAGTACTTTGCGTCACGACCTCAAGTCCAGGAGCGATTGACAGTGCAAATAGCTCATGCAATTTCTTTTATCGTTGATTCTCCTGACGTAATTGTAATTATTGAAGCTGCCCATACTTGTGTAAGCCAGCGTGGAATTAAAGACACAAATTCCTCCACCTCAACAGTTTCGGCTTTGGGTAAGTTTGGCGATCATGATTCTGTATTGCGGCGTGAAGCGTTAGGCGCATTAAAGTAAATAAAGAGTGACTTTTCTACCTACCCATGATATAATTAATGGGTAGGTAGAAACTTAATTATGGAGAAAAAAATGTCATATACCGTTTATCTAGTAAAATTATCAAGAACAAGAGACCCCTCATTTCACAATGCATTCGCGCCGACCGAAGCTTATAAAATAGGCATAACGCAATATGCTGATCCCCTCCGCCGATTAATTCGTCCTGAATTTCGTGACAGCCCCTGTCATGTATGGAGTGATATAAAAGTCCTCAAAACCATAACTGTACCTTCTGAAACAGTAGCATGCCAGATCGAAGAATGGATAATGAATGTCATTCAAGGTTCGGAGAAATGGTTTCATAATTGGTATGAACTTACAAAATTCTCGGGTATTCGTGAGACTCGAAGATGGAATCAGCAAGAAGTTAATATAATTTACGAATTAATGGACGCTGCGATGGAGCAGTTTCAGGCACCAAAACATAAACCTGTTGATTATCAAATAAAGATTCCTGAAGGCATATCCGATAATATGGTTTTTGCTCCAGCTTTTGAATATCCTGGTATTGCTGTAAGTCATGAAATGCCTACATCGATTCTGAAACATAAGCATCTTGCTGGTAAAATCAATGATTATATGTTTGTGTTATTGCACAGATATCTTGAAGACGAAGAATATCGTAATGTATGCAATAGTTACTCAGGAACTATGATCCTAGACAATTCTTGTTTTGAATTGGGTGCAGCATTAAGCGATGAACTGATTGCTAATACGGTCGAAGAACTCCGACCCACCTTTTTCGTTCTGCCTGATGTGTTGATGAATAATAAGGCAACATTACAGAAGATTGAAACTTTCATTAATAAGTATCCGGAGTTGATACCACAGGCTATGGCTGTTATTCAAGGCGAAACTATGGAAGAAATGTTATCTTCTTATCGCTCAGTTTCAGCAATTCCGAATCTTGGTATGATTGGCATTCCTTTCCATTTTAAATGGATGGTTGGAAGAAGTCCTCAAGACCAAGCTAATGAGAGAGTCAATCTGTTGGATAAATTGGAGGAATCGGGTACTATTAATTTATCGATACGCCACCATCTTCTTGGTACTTGGCATGTTTCTGAATTTTATAATTTAGAATATCGGCCGTATATTGTATCTATTGATACCTCAAATCCTATTGCTGCCGCATTAGAGGGTATTAAATATAATGAGATAGGGACACCCAAATATGTAAAACCTGGTATTAAATTTGATGACTATGCTGATATGCCTCTCGAAGATATCACCCCGCTCCAGTTTAGACTGATGTTCTATAATGCAGCCAGGTTGAATAAAATTTTTATAGGAGAAAACACATGAACTTAAAAGAAGCGATGGATGTATTGCCCGATACAGATAAGAAAGTGTTGGTTGTTTTATCGGGCGGCCTTGATTCTAGCATCATGACAATATTGCTTTCTAGTAAGTATGGTCATGATAATGTTGTCGCTTTATCATATGACTATGGTCAGAAGCAAAGGCGTGAATTGGAGATGGCTGCAGAGCTATGTGGTAAATTGGAAATCTCACATAAGATATTGAACCTTAAAATTCTTGGTGAAATTGCAGAGCCGATTTGCGCAAATATCAAGGGCTCAGCAGTTGAGATGCCAACAATTCAAGATGTATTGGGTGATCCACAACCTAAGACATACGTACCTTTTCGTAATATGATTATGCTATCATTGACTATGGCAGCTGCCGAAGCGTCTGGAGCATCACATGTATTTACGGGGCTGCAGGTTCATGACGAATATGGTTATTGGGATACCTCACAGACATTCGTTGATGGGATGAATGCAATTGCTGCTATGAATCGAACTCATAAAGTTGAAATTCAAGCGCCGTTCTCATTATTATCCAAGACACAGGAATTGGAAATCCTAAAGGAATTGTCGGGTGACGAACCGCATGTACTGGATCATTGGTTGAAATCAACTTTAACATGCTACGATCCAAATGAAAAGGGTGAATCGTGTGGTGTGTGTCCGTCTTGCGCTGAACGAGTGAATGCATTCATGAAAATCCGCCATGTTGACCCAGTTCCATATTCTATTGTTATTCCTTGGAAAAAATAGGTTGACATATAGAAGATCCTGTGTTATAATATATTATATGAATTGGAAGGAGTTGTATTATGTGTTCTATCATAGGATCTTTTAATCTTCAACGGCTAAAGGAATTGTCTAAATTGAATGAGTATCGAGGTACTCATTCATGGTCATTCTCCAGAGTAACAAAACATGGAGATGTAATAACTAAACGGGGATTTGGTCCTCTACCAATTGATAAATTAACTTTGGAAGATACCGATACTGGTTCATATTATATTGCGCATCAGCAAGCGCCAACCACTTCTAATAAAACGGAGAGTTCCATCCATCCTGCAGTCGTTGGTCATATGAATCTATGGCATAATGGTATTATCAAGTCTCATGATATTAGGAGAATGCAGGATAGGCTCAATTCTAGCAGTACCTGGGATACAGAGTTAATGTTGAAATTAATTGATGATTCTGATGAAGTGACTGATGCCATAAGCACCTTTGATGGTACGTTTGCTTGCATACTTACTTATTATGGAGTTCCTTACGTATTTCGTAATGAGATAAGCCCGATGTTTATGAATGATGATTTGGATTTTTCCTCTACCAAATTTGAAGGGTCTAAGCAATTACCACCTAACCGAATATATCATATCGATATTAATAAACGGGTTCTAGAACCTACCGCGCAAACATTTACAACAAAAGAAAATCCTTTCTACTTTGGAGAATAATATGAATCATGAAAGACTTCATAAGGCAGTTGCGAAATTGAAACATATGGACATAAACAACACTCTACGATATGGTGAATTTGACGTATTAGTAGAGTTGATTGAGTATGTAACATCAACATATAATGAGCATTATACAAACGCCAATAACGCGATCCAAGGCTTGGATGTATGGGCCGCGCGCGGAACGTTATGTGATACCTCCATCGATAATGCTATTAAATATCAGATGCGATATGGTAAGAAGGGTGGGTATAATCGTAAAGATATTCTCAAGCCAATTCATTATTTGGTTTTAGCTTTGGCTGCACATGATAATATGTCAAGAACAGTACCAGTTAAGGCACCGCCTCTGGATTTTGACTCACGTGCAACAACCTCTGAACCCGTTGCAGCTTTTGAGACAACAAGGATCGACATACCTGATAATTTATACATTAACGGAGAAAAATAATGAGTATGAAAAATATAGGATCAATTAAAACTAAGTCATCATTGACAAATGTGATTGAGGGGGACACGCAACCAAACGCAGTAGATTTGCGTGTTGCTCAGATATTAAAAATATCAAATAAAATGTTTGAGATTGATGAAGAGAAGAAAGTGCATCGAGGCTCAACTGCAATGACATTAATACAATCCGATGATGGTGCCTATTGGTTACTACAACCTGGAATTTATGAAGTGGTTATGGCAAATGAAATCAAAGTATCTGATGGCGAGGCAGGATTTGTTATCACACGATCTACTTTGAATCGTAATGGTGTACACTTAACCACAGGCCTTTATGATTCGGGGTATAATGGTGTCATGGCTGCTGTAATGCATGTTACTACCGGTCCTATGAAGATTAAACCAGGAACTCGCATCGGCCAATATCTATGTTTTGAAGCTGAAACGCTACATTCATATGATGGTGATTACGGATTAAATTCAGTACACGATCAAAAATACACAACATAAACGTTGACTTTTCAGCGTTTGGGTGTTATAATTATTATATAATAAATTAATTGAGGTACATTTATGTCATTTACAATTTCGAAAGAAACACTTGCGGTTTTGAAGAACTTCGCTTCCATTAACCCAAATATTGTGATTCATCCGAACGCCAGATTACAGACGATTTCAGATGCGAAACATATTTACGCTTCGTATGAAATGCCCGAAGCATCTGAAATCCCATTAACTTTTGGGATCTATGATCTCAATATGTTTTTGGCTGTGCTATCAATGTTCAATGCACCGCTATTGGACATTCAAGATAAGAAGCGTGTGACCATTTCCGAATCGGATGGTTCGAGTCGAGTTAGATACTTCTTCGCTGATGAATCTATTCTAACATCGCCTGAAGGAACTGATGGCGTGAAGATGCCTGATACTGATGTATCTGTCGCCTTTACTGCTGAAATGATGGGACGGATTCGTAAGGGATCATCTACGCTTGGCCTGAGTCATGTTGTTATTGAGGGACGTGAAGATGGCACTTTTATCAAGGTATGTGACTTGGCAGATGTGACTTCAAACTCATATGAAATCAATATCGACAAAGAAGTAGACTTCCCAGGCCTGGAAGTAGATAAGGAAAATTTTCAAGCTGTATTCACAATTGATAATCTGAAGATGTTACCTGGCGATTATAATCTTGCAATCTCTTCAAAAGGTATTGCTCGATTTGTTCGTGTGGACTCAGATACAGATGTTTTGATTGGTACTGAATACTTTGTTGGTCTTGAAACAGATTCAAAATTTCCGAAATAATTCGTGACTTTTGAATAAAATATAGTATAATATATAAGTAAATTAAATTAAACGTAATGGAGAAATAATCATGGTAGAAGATATTAAAATGAAAGAAGCAGTAGAAGCAGCTGAAGGCGATTTTGAAGATGTACTTGAAGAAGCACCTCAACTCTCACTTGAAGATTTGAATGTATGTTTTAATCTGATTGACTTGGGAACTGAGCGTGGTGCTTGGCGCGGTCCTGAACTCGCAACCATTGCGATTGTGCGTAGTAAGCTTGAAGTATTCTTGAATGCGGCGCGGCCACCTGAATCAGTACCGGAAGATGCACCAGAGTAATAAAACGGGGTCGAAAGACCCCAACACCTTAATATAATGAAAGGAATATATAATGTCTAATGTAATCTTACCCTCATCTCCAGCCGATCGTAAATCTATCAAAGAAGCAGTCATGGAGATTGATGCAGCACTCACC